GCCAATCGTGCCGCTGCTCAACGTGTCGGCATCGGTGAGGCGTGCGTCGCGCCAGGTGTTGTAGACGCTCAGCAGCGATTGCCATTCGCTTGCTGTGAGTAGACCTCTGACGGTCCACTTGCGGGCGGTGAGGCCGTCGCGGGTGTTGGTCTCGTCGTAGCCAAAGGGCTGGGCGATCAGCTTGCTGGTGCTGAACGCGCCGATGGTGACGCTCATTGGTAAACCTCCACGCCACGGGGCAGATCAGCAGTGGCCGGAGCGTTCACGTAAACGTTCCAGTCCTTACTCGCTAGGTTTGCGGTCGCTTCCGCCAGCTGAGTAGTCACATTGACTAGGGACTCGTTGACGGTGGCGAGATCGTTCTGAGCACGCGCTAAATCCAAGTTGGAGCGTGCAATGTCCTCAGGAGCACGCAGCTCTTGCCGTGCAGCTGTGATGAACTCGTTGAGCTGGCTGTTGCGCTGCGTCAGCCCACCCCGGAAGGTGGCAGTGACGCCAAGCTGCTTAGCCAGATCGCTTGCTTCACGCAGCAAGGTCACGTTGGCAGCCTGTTGCCGCTCACGGGCTTGCTGGGGATTGATGAACTTATTGATGCCCTCAGCGCTACCGCGTGCGGCGTTCAGGGCAGTGACGGAATCCTCAATGCTGCGGCTGATGCTGCGCACCGCATCTTGTGCGGACCTAAAAGCGTCTTCAAGGTCGGCCTTGGTCTTAGCTGCAGCCAGCTGAACATTGGCTGCTGCCTGCTGCGAGGCGTTGAAGAGGCTGGAGTTACCAGGATCAGCACCAAGAGCAGCCTGGGCTTCTTGCTCAGCTCGTTTGGCATCCTCCAGCGCTTTGACAGCTTGTAACGCGCCAATGCCAGTACCAGTCAAGCTGCCGCGCTGCTGTTGGATGGCGATCTCCTCTTGAATACTACGAAGCTGATTTGCAGCAGCAATACTTTCGGCAAAACGCTGGCCCTCGGTCTTCTTCAGCTCATTGAGTCGCGTTTGCTTGTTGACGATCTCTTGCGAGATGTCTGCATAGCGCTGACTATCAACCGCCAATGCCTTCTGCTCTGAAGACAAAGCCTTAATGGCTTCTTGAATGTTTTCAACGCTGTCACGTCCTTTTTTCTGCTCTGCAGCAACACGAGCAGCCTCTGCCGCTTGTGCTTTCAGCTCTGTGACTGCATCCTTATTTTTGGCCCTGAATTCTTCGGCTAGTTGCGGCAAGCGCTCTAGCGCTCGCTCCAAACCTTTAGCGTCGGGGAGAAAGCCTGTGCTGGTAAGTGTTAGACCTTCAAGCTTGGCCGCATCAAAGAACAGAGCCCGTGCCTGCTCAGCGGTCAGCTGATACTGCTCAGCAAGTTGCCGCACCGATGCAACGGCCTCAATGCCTGCATCTGGAACTAGGCCAAGGTTGCCAAAGAGGCCACCAAGGCCAAGCTTGTTGGCATCAATTCCAATCTGCAACCCACTCAACGCACCGGTCAGGTTCTTGACCTGCTCGGTAATGGTTGGCAGCAAAGTCTTTCCAAAGGATGTCTGCAGCTCGTCAAAAGCATTAGCCAGCTTTTGGAAGTTCTGAGCTGCAGTTGCCGAACCACCAGCACCTGCTGTCAGCTCATTAAGGCCTTTGGTCAGAGCAGGGAAAAACTCAGATGCTGTGAGCCTTCCAGACTCCACGAGCTTAATTAGCTCTTGCTGTGTGATGCCAAGCCCTTTGGCAGTAGCACCAAAAGCAATCGGCAAGCGCTCACCAAGCTGACCGCGCAGTTCTTCCATCTGCACGGTGCCTTTGGCTGCAACCTGCTGCAGGGCCAGCAGTGAGCCATTGATTTCATCGTTGCTCAGACCAAGAGCCTGCGCCGCCTTAGCGACAGCAGCGAACAGCTCTTTCTGCTGGTCAAGCGGAACATTGGCCGCCGAGGCTGCGGCTGTAAAGCTGCCAAAACTACCGGCCAGCGTTTTGAAGCTGAGGCCCAGCTGATCAGCCAAGCCCTTGGTAAAACTGAGTGCCTGCCCAGCACCTTGCTCACCGAGCGTATTGCTGAGTTTCTTGCTAATACTTTCAAGTTCTACAGCAGCATTAACGGAGCCACGCAGAAACCCAGCAGCGGCAGCACCAATACCAATCGCAGCTAACGCATCACCTAGGCCGCTGATGTCAAAGCTTGCCCGCTTTGCACTTTTGCCGACGTTTTCAATCCCAGCCGCCTGCTGCTGTGCAACGGTCAGAAACTTACCAGCCGTATCACGGGCACGACCCTGCGTATCAATGAAATACTGCAGACCGTTGGCAGCAGTCTGCACCGACTTGCCGGACGGTGTGAAGGCTTTTTCTACTGCGCGGCCAGTCGCTGTTGCTTGACGTTCTGCAGCTTGCAGGCCTGCTTTGAGCTGGGCATCATCAACGCTGACTGTTAAGACAGCTGAGCCCAGACTCTCCGCCACAACACGCCTTCATGTGCTCTTAAGTTGCCGCTGATTGCGGGAACCTAGGCCATGACTAGCGCTCTCGCTGCACTGGCCAACGCCACTGCAATCTTCACGGTTCCAACCGTTGGCACAGTCACTGATCCCGTCACCGGCAACGTTGTGCCGGCCACGGAAACAGTCACGGTCAGCTTGTACCTGCGTCAAGGCAGCACCAGGGCCTCGGACTTTCCTGGCGTTGACACTGAAGTTGAGACCTACGAGGGCTATGCGGTCAGCCCGCAAGCACTGGATGCACGCATCAAGCCCGGAGTGGTCGGCACTCTGAACTTCGCCGGTCAAGGCAGCATCGACTGCGAAGTGATCAACAGCCGCTACCCCTACGGCACCACCGGTCTGATTGGCAGCACCGTGCAGCAGGTCATTGGCGACAAGATCCGGCTGGCCCGCTACGTGCAGGGCTGATGCCAGTTCAGGTCAAGGCCAACTTCAAGCTGACCGGCTGGAATGCCAATCAGCTCAAGCTGCGCGTGCCGCAGATCCTGACCACCTACGGGAAGGTCTTGGGTGATCAGCTCAAGGAAGAGATCCAAACGCCGCAGTTCGGTTGGCCGCGTGCCACCAAACGCCGCAATGGGCAAACCGTCAGCAGCCCACGCGACATCGTGGACCTCGGCGGTCTGCTGCGCTCTCAACGTCGTGATCGCCCCAGTGCAACGCAGCTGCGCTTCACATGGGAACCCAAGAGCAAAGACGGATTCATGTATGCCGGCCTCATCTTGACGGGCTACACCACCAGCAAGGGCACACTGGTACCAGGCCGCAACTGGATCAAGCCAGCCCTAGAGAAGCAACCGCTAGATCGCTTCTTTGCTGAGCAGTGGCGACGCCTAGACGGCATCGGCGGGTTGTAGACACAAAAAAGCGGCCATCTCCAGCTGGCCGCTCTGCTGTCCACCCGACAACCTAAGTTGCTCAGGCGTTGGTCTCGGCAGACCAGGAATACGAGCCGTAGCCCGACAAGGTAAAACTGACAGTTGCAACATTGCCTGCAGCAATCGACTCCGAGAAGTCGGTCACGAAGGCGACGCCGGAGTGGTATTCAGGGCTGCCGGTGCCACTCATCTCGGGCGATTCACGATACCACTCAACAGTGGTGCCGGTTGCAGCATTTAGGGCAGCATTTTTGAGGACGGCATAACCGGCGTCATTCAGGTTGAGGTTCATCTCGCAGGGGATGGTGTAAGCCTGCGTGGTCACCAGCGAAGCGGTAAAGCCCAGCGTGCTGCCGTAGTCCTGCACTTCCTGCGTCTGGCTGGTGCCCTGGATACCAGCGTTGGTCAGGGACAGCACCTCAGTCATGCCGGTGCTAGCGGTTGGCTTGGTGCTGGCGGTGGTGCCGGCCTTCACATAGAACCGATACCCCAGCGAGTTAAAAAAGGCACCGGTGGCCATGACTTAAACCTGTGGCGTGTGCCTTAGGTTGCCCCTAACTAGCAGCAGCCTCCTCTTCGGCCTCAAGTACCTCCCACGGCGTCATGCGCGGGCATACATGTAGGTCAAAGCCCTTCACGTCATGGGCCACGCCTGCTGTCGCTAGCAGTGCTTCCTTGAGGTCTTGCTTGCTGCAGCTCAGCTCCTTGCAGATCGCTGCCGGCTGCCAGCCCAACGCCATCAGCCGCCTGGCGTTGTTGCCCAGCAGCCTGACCTTGTGCGTGGCCTTGATCGTCCAGTTGTGGCCCCGCAAAAAGTGCAGCACTTCACCTTGGGCAAAGCTCCAGAAGATCGTGCTCAGCTTTCCCTTCTCGGGATCCCAAGCACGGCACGCCTTCAAGAAGGCAATGTCACAGCAGGAGAAGATATCCTCCTTGGCCATGCAGTGGCTGTACTTGCGGCACAGCTTCCCGCCGAACATCTTGATCAGGCCGATGTTTTCGGCATACATGCGCCCAAACCGCCGCTGTTCCTCGCGGGTCAGTGGTTTAGCAAGGTGTCCTTCGCTGCGCTTTTTCTCCGGTGCAGCGGCCGGAGTGCTGAAGAAATCAAGCTGGCCTTCAGCAACGCGCATCTTGTCTAACTTCGCAGGACGAGGCGCGACCCGAAGGCTGATGCTGCGGTGCTGGTGCATAAGCATCCCAACACTTTAGACAAGTGCGGAAGCACATTCAAAGCGTTCTTGCTTTCGGCCTGTGGGGTGGAATTGAACTCCACGCTGATCACATCAATCT